GCTTTTTCTATATCATCTAACTTGGTTAAAATTAAAGCGTTTGCGCACAGAGACAAGATGTCATCGTTATTATCTTTCATGATGTCATATAACAAGAATGGCCGACACTCTGTATACAACTTGAAATTATCAGAAATTTCCATGGAGGCCTCTGTATCAAAACGTGGGTTACCATTCATTCTAACTGGTTTATCATTATAGTAAGCGTTAGTTTGCCCGGGCTCGGTCCAAAATTCTGTTTCATTTGAGTCAATAAAATCTAGATCTATATTTTCTATATTTTTAAGCCGGGTGTGTGCGTATTCTTTCTGCTCTTCGTTGAAGTCTAATAATTTTAATATTATGTGATGTTCATTACCTGAGTGTCTTATGCTTTTTACAAGTCCCTCACAGTTCTTAAAATATTCAAAATCACAATGCGACATTATCTTCATCTTTGAGATCTCCAATTTTCAAAATCTTCTTTAACAATATCAAAAATAGTTCATTCACTCTTTTTAAAAACAATTTCATGGGCGGACTGGCCAGCCAGATCAAATTCCGGTGTAGGCCTACCTTGAACAAACTTCATCTCGATTGGCATCGCGGGGATGAGATCTTCTATAGAGTCTATCTTACAAGCTTCATATCTACCCATGTGGCCAGGAAAGAAATCTATTATAAAGATACCGCCTGGCTTTAAGCATCTGTAAACTTCTTCGAACATTTGTTTTGGTTTATAAGAATGATCGAGGGAGTTCGTATAAAATATTCCTACCGTATCTGATTCAAAAGACATATTGTGAAAATCATCAACAATAACATAC